TCTTTAATCGCAGCCCTTCGTGAAATAGAATCAACTAAGTCTGATGCATCCTCTACCAATCTTGTTGAGCTAGAAGATTGGGTTAAGAAGATAGGCGGAGAATAATGTCTTACTCAGCAGGGGATGTCTCAGCTATCATGTCCAATCCTCATAAGTTTATTCCAAGGATGAAGATAAAAGATAAGGGAGGAAAGATTATCCATCTTCATCCTAATGATGAGCAGACGGAGACTATCGAATCACTTCAGCTGGGTAAAGATCTTATCATTGCTAAGCCCAGACAAATAGGATCTACTACTATCGTGGCTGCTTATCTTTTTTGGAAAGCTTATACCAGTAGCGAGCCTATTACAGTAGCACTACTATCACACAAGATAGATAGCGTTAGACATATCTTGAGGATATTTAAAACCTTCTATGACAACTTACCTAACTTCCTACGTAGACCTCTTAAAGAAGATAGCGCATCGAAGATTGTCTTCCATAATGGTGCTACTATTCTGTGTGCATCTGCTTCATCAAAGGGTGGGCTTCGTTCCTTCACTTGTTCTTATCTGCTTCTTTCTGAGTTTGCTTTTAGTGAGAATGCTGAGGAGCTTAAGGCCACCGCAGTAGCTGCACTTAACGGTGGACAAATGATCATAGAATCCACAGCAAACTACTGGGGTGATCCCTTACACCTGGAGATAGAAACTGCAGGGAGAGGAGAGGCTAACTACAACTATCTATTCTTTCCTTGGCACAAGCACGGGGAGTATGTTATTCCATCACAGGATTTTATTCCTACAGAAGAAGAAGAGGAACTAAGGGAGGCTTACAATCTATCCCACGATCAGTTAGCTTGGCGCAGATTAATGATTGAGAAGATCGGCAGGGATAAGTTTCGTAGAGAATATCCGGCTTGTTTATCCGATGCCTATAGTCAGTCAGGTGATGCCTATCTAACCGAGGATGATCTTAAGTATGTAGAAGAGATCGATGTAGATAATGATAGATGGAATGCTTTGTCACCAGTGGATCCTTCTGATAGCTATGCGATAGGAGTTGACGTAGGCACAGGAACTGGTAGAGATTATTCGGTAGCTTATGTTTTATCTAAGATGACATCTCAACCTGTCGGAATATTTAGATGCAATCATACCACCCCTACTGATTTAGCAGGAGAGCTATTCTCCATCTCACAAGAATATAATGGGGCAAAGATATTAGTAGAGAGTAACAACGTAGGTATCGTAGTCTTACAATGTCTGCAGGGATCTAATCTTTGGAAGTCTTCTGAAGATAAACACTGGACTACTACCCAAACAAATAAGCGTGTGATGTTTGAGGAGTTAAAAGAATCTATTAGAACTGGTACTATCAATGGGCTGGATCGTATTATCCTGCAGGAGTTACGCTCCATTAAGATTGACAAACATTATAACATTAGTTTAACCCGAGCTAATGGAGCCCATGCTGATAGTGCTGTGGCTCTCGCCTTAGCCTATCAATGTATGAAGAATGTTAGATTACCTACTAAGCCATTCTTACCGGAGTGGGTCAAGCATGGAAAGGCTAATAAGATTATCAGTGCTGGAAATGGTTCAGCGGCTAGGAGATATTGATGATACAACTATATAACAGTGAATGTTTAGAGAAACTAAAAGAACTGGAGGACAATAGTGTCGATGCTATCGTCACAGACCCTCCTTACTTTATTTCTTTTATGAATAAAGGTTGGGACAAAGAAGATGGTATCGCTAGCAAGAAAGAGTTCTGGAAGGAATGTTTGAGGGTGACTAAACCCGGAGGTTATTTGTTAGCCTTTGGTCATAGCAGAACACATCATAGATTATTTACAGCAGTAGAAGATGGAGGCTGGGAGATTAGAGATACTATTATGTGGTTGTATGGCAGTGGGTTTCCCAAGTCAAAGAATCTCTCTGATGGATGGGGAACAGCACTTAAACCAGCACACGAACCAATCTGTATGGCGAGAAAACCTTTTGCCGCTTCAGCCCAAAATGTATTTAAAGAAACAGGTCTTGGTGGAATAAACATCGATGCTTGTAGGATCCCCTGTGATGATAAAAGTAAGTTTCCCATTGGCATCTATAATGTGAATACAACGATTGGAAAAATAAGGACTGAAATGAGAACAGGGGATAGTAACATGGAAAGTAGATTCCCAGCAAACATAATCCTTGATGAAGAAGCGGGAGCTATACTTGATGGCCAAACCGATAATGCTTCTCGTTTCTTTTATTGTCCAAAAGTATCGGGCAAGGAAAGAGGTAAAGATAATAACCATCCGACAGTCAAACCAATAGCCTTGATGGAATATCTTATTAAGTTAGTATCCAAAGAAGGGGCCACCATCCTCGATCCTTTTATGGGTAGTGGTTCAACAGGTATAGGGGCAAAGTGCCTTAATAGGTCCTTCATTGGTATAGAGATGGATGAAGGCTACTACACCATAGCGAGCAAAAGAATAGACAGAATCAATAATAATAGAAGGATTAAATAATGAGCCGTACAGAAAAAGAAGTATGTAATCTAGTGAGGACTGTCTATAGGAATCACAAAAACTACTGGAAAGAATCTGCCTCCTTGATGAAGAAGCTAAAGAATACTTATGAGACCCGGATGTTCAAGGACATTCAGTTCGATGTTAGCCAGATACGAATCGAGATAGCCGATGCCTTCGCCTTCGTAGAGGGATTCGTAGCCAGTTTATTTTCTAAGTTTCCTGCAGTCGAGGTAGGTCGTGACAGTGTAAGGAAAGGAAACGATAAGGTAGTCAAGGCTCTGGTTAATCGCTGGCTTTATGATCAGCGACAGATGCTAGAGAATGCAAGTCGTCTTGCTCTTATTTATCCCAATGCTTTCTTCAAACTATCCTACAAAAATAGCAACGTAATCTTTGATAGGATTTCCCTTAGACCAGTACCTCCTTGGGAAATCATCACCGACAACGACGCTAGCAAATGGAGTGAACAACGCTTTGTTGGACATGCTTATTATCTTCCTGTCGCAAAGGCTAAAGAGCTTTATGGTGCAAAGAAATATCAGGCAGTTGTTAAGAGTGATTTCTTTGAACAGTCAGCTCACCCATACAAGACGGCTCAGGATGAAGATATTCCTGATGAATATAAATACATCGAAGTGGTAGAACTATATGACCTCATCTATGATTGTCTTTATATCTGGTCACCTAACTATTCCAATGGAGAAAAGTTACTAGAAGAAACCAGTCCTATCCCTGTGCGTACCTATGACGATGAGCCACTTCCTCCGATAGTTCCTCTCTACTATTCCCGTATTCCCGATAGTCCAATGGAAGGTTACTCTTCTCTCTTCCGTATCTATGATCAGATTTATGAAAAGAATATTATCCGTTCCTTCTGGGCCAACGCTATCCGTAGGGACAGTAGACAATATCTTTATAAAGAAGGATCTGTAGACGAGGAAGCTCTAGCTAAGATCACCGCAGGTATCGATGGTGCAATGATTCCCATTGATGCGGATTCTCTTGAAGGAATAATCAAACCACTAGAAGTAGTTCCAATGTCAGCTAACTTTGATAGGTACCTTGCCGCAGTGGAAGGAGATTTACAAAGAGGTTCTGTCCTCGCTCCCTTCGTTAGAGGCGAGGCTACTAAAGCTACAGCTACCGAGGTTGCTGCTCTTGCTAACTACACAAGTTCAGAGATTGGAAAGATGGCTAGAGAAAGAGATGAGGCTGTTGAACTAATGTCTCAGATTTATATCCGGATGCTAGTGGATCTACTTAAAGCAGAGGATGTAGAAGACACTGTGATTGCCGAAGGCGAAGTCTACCGAGTAACCTCTGATAAGTTGGAAGGTAAGTTCCGCTTTGCTGCAGCCGATCAAAGCAATACACCTATCGCAAGTATCATGAAGAGACAGGAACTGGTTGAGTTACTTCCTATTCTCCAGGGACTAGGTGTAGACCCAACTAAAATCAAGGAAGAACTTATCCGTCAGTTTGATTTACCTAAACAGTTTGGAGAGGCGGTAGAGGCTCCAGCCGCACCAGTGGCACCGCCAGTCGCAGTGG